ACCTCGTGTTGCTTTTCTCTCCCACATCAATTCTCGATGTATTATCTCAATAGGTAGTGGAAAACGGAAAGGCACACCAGGATCAAAATGCGACTTCAAAAATGTAACCTCATTTATAGGTGTGAAGGCTTCAATCACTTCTTTAGTTTTATCAGCAGATGTCACTTTCATACCGAGTTTATGAGCTATAAAAGCTATGCTCTTACGATTGAAACTCTGAGCCTCTTCACTTACGTCAGCCAAAACATCATCACCATAAGTTATAATATCGACATGATCGCGAATATCTTGTGGTTCCTTAAAAACAGTGAAAAATACCATATAGAGAAAACCAGCATTCACAACTGAATTAAAAACATCTGTCATTGGATTACCACTCTTATTACCTTGGTATGATTGATAAATAGTATCACCAATAATATGTAAAGATGATCTAAGACAGTCCACAAGAGTGTGTCTGGCTATTCTATCTCCAATGTCCTTGTTATAAAAGTGATCAGTAACATAAAGAAAGAAGTCAAAAAGCACTTGTGGTACTGACCCATCAAAGTTACTATAATCTACATCAAAGACTCGTTCTTTCCAACGCAGTTCATCATAAATTTGTTTTGCAGCAATTTCCCTATCAATTCCAATGGCATGATGCAGATCAAAACCCCTTTTACTTTTAAACCAAACTACAAAGTCGCCAAAGTATTTTCTACACAAAAGTGTAAACAAAAGGTCTGGATTCTCAAAGACACGAGTTTTGCCAATAGCAACTTTTTTCCTAGTTAGTAGTTCATCCTTATTGGTTGAAATCCAAAAGAAATCAGGTTTCTGTCCTTCCCGCAATTGCTCTTCATATTCCTTCAAAGTATCACATAAGGTTTTCTGATATATTGGTAAAATTTCATTCTTAGCTACACTGGAAAAATGTAGTATATCGGGTTGCTTAATACCATCAACTTCTGGTCCCTCTTCTACATCGAAGAAATCTTTCTTCTTATGATATTTAGTTATATAACCAGCAGAAGTGCTAATTACAAGCTTATTCATTTCACCTTTTCCGTTTAGCATCTCATATTCAGTCAGTGGTTCTCCAATACCTGAAGCAACTTTCTCAATATATATTCGTGCCGCTCCTAAAATAATCTCAGGAGCTACTGCACTAGGAACTAAAGCATACTTCTGGGCATTAGAAAATAAGGGATGAGTAACTTTATCTCCCTGTACAACTTTAACCTTACATGAAGGAGCATAATCGTCTGACCAATCAGCATGTTTAATAGGAGAGGGAATAAAACTGGTAGTTGTTAAGTGAATAGCACTCATAGCTTCACCATTTTTCTCGACTTTTCCAATTTTATCCAACTGTCCATTATCCCATTTATTACCAGATCCTTCAACAGTAATCACACAGTTATCGAGTTTATAGTCAGCAATAACTACACTCTTACCAAATAGTAAGTCCAACTGATCTTGAGCATTTCTAACATCTTCTAAGACAATGGGAGTACAAAATAGTTCGTTAGGACCTTCAGTATTTAGTCCAATAGCAGAATGGATACCCAAAAGTGTACGTTCTGCAGATATATCAGCAAAATATGGTTTTCCACAATCGCCATCAACTGTTGCTCCAGTTCCTTTTGCCATATGACAAGCAAAATTTGGTTGATCCGCTTTTGCTTGGAGTAAACGATAAGTAGTGGTATAAGTATATCTTCTCTTGTCAAAATAAGCATTCACAACTTTAGGTACTTTAGCCCAATCATTTCTAGTCTGTAAAAGATGCCAAATAGATGGAATACCATCCAAATTAGCACCAACACATCGAACTAAAGCCAAATCACTTTCAGATTCACTACGTGTTCTAACAATAGCACTAGTTCCTCGCAAACTTATTTTGATAGTGCTGACACTACCATCTTTTCTGGGTATGTATAATTCAGCAGCTGTTCTATCACGAATAGCATGAGCGTTAACTAGAAAATGCCTATTATCTAAACATAATGCATGAGAAACTCCAGCACCAGCAGTACAACGTACAACATTACGCAGAATCTTACTTTCTTTTTCACTATTATTTAACTTAACTTTCGCAACCACACTCTTTTCCTTTCCTTTAGCAGGCTGTTTAGTAGCAGCATACTTATGTTGTGGCTCAACATTAATTATTCCTTCGTCATCACAAACTTTCTCTGACACAAAAGTTCGAATAAGTGAAATAAGAAAATAGCAAAGGAGTCCAGCTCCAGCTGCAAAACCCATAAACTTAAGCAAACTAGTCAGCCCTTTATAATGAACTTTGGATGAATCCTCAAACTTGATATACCCATCATTACCAGCCTGAACAATAACATGTTTTTCTGTAGTAATACCTACATTAGCTGTTTCACTTCCCACTTGAAAATCAGTAGCATAATAAACATCAGCTTCATTAGCTTCATTTTTATGTTTTGTTACAACTGATCCAATTTCTAAATTACCATTCAGGCCGAATTTTTCATTACCAACTCTGGTACCAAGGGAAAATATATTATCCTTTCTTCTCTTATCATCATGTTTCAGATGAATAAGAGAAGCGTCCATACTCCTCAAGGAATCAATCTCATCAATAGGATAAGGATCTGAAAATAAAACCTTAAAATTATGGTTTGGAATCTTACTCTGAAATTTAACCTGACTCAATAAATTCCCCATGGGATGTGGGTGATCCCGTTTGTGCACCTCACGAATTATATCTTCAATAAATTGCTCGAATTTATACTCGTTTTTCCCAATAGTTAAATTCACATTATTCAAAAGATTTAACTTTCTAATTTCAAAAACAGTATCATAAAGGGAATACACAGCTTGTGGATCTCCACTAGTATTCTTCACAACTTCAGTTAGCGCATCTATAAATTTATTGTAATCAAAATAAAGTCCATCTTTAATAAACTGTGTATTTTCTCTAAGTAACAATTCTACTGCCACTGGAAATCGACGCGCCACAGCATCAACCGTTTTTATACTAGTTATTCCTGATAGATTTTGAAGATTCGTGGATGCAATTACGACTCTTGAGGTAAAAGTACAATTTTTATCTTCAATTCGTGCCTGGTTCATAGGACAATTTGCTGAACTAATTAGGTTAATTATGTCCAGAAAATCATCATCATCCTTAGCTTGACCAAAATCATCAAGATAAGCCATATACTGATTAGTGTAACCATCATAATACTTTTGATCTGCACTCCTAGGCATGTGATAAACATTAGTTTCCCAACTACCGGGCAATTTTAGTTTTTGAGTCAATACAGCAGGCAAAAATTCCTTCCCAAAAACTGACTTTGCCACACCTGGTTTGCCATATATCCAAACACCTACCGGCTCATGGCGAGGTTTTTGGGCAGTTTGAAAAGATAAAAATTTTATTCTTGTAGCAACTAGATCTTTTAATGTTAGTCGACGAGCTACTGGAATATCTTTAATATCCAAACGTGGTACATGTATATGGCATTGGTCCAAAAAAGGGCCAGCCCTCTCCAAAAACTTCTCTGCAGTAATACCACACTTTTCATTACGAATATTAGCAGGTTCAAACATATTGTTAGATTTCAAGATCTCATATTGAGAACACATATTCTCAAAAGCCACTTTATTTTCAGTCCACCATGTCTTCTCAGGAAGTGGATCAATAATATATTCTGCAGCTAAAGACAAACCGTCCTTAATCGCTTGCCAAACATCTTTCATTCCACGAATTCCTTGACCAACATTACCAAGGCCCTTACAACTGGAAAAGAATCTATTATTTCCAGCTTCCTGAATGCTCTTGACAGTTTCACCCGACAAAGTATGTCCAACAGCGCCGACAACCCCTGCTAAACCAAGAGTCGCAATAATTCCTGTTAAGGATGTCCCTTCTTGCCAACGCCACCATGATTTCTTACCATCCACTGCAGAGCCTTCAAAATCATCTGGAAGGTTAAGATCAAGATCTTTCTTAGGTATAACACTTTTAAAAACTGTCTCAAAGCAACGCCTAGCAGTCTCAAGAAAACCTTCGCAACCTTTAAAAACACCATAAGCTCTAAGGGCTATAGCCATAAAAGCTGCAACCATAGTACTAGGTGTCGGATCTTTCATCATAAGACGAATATGTAGAGCTATATCCAAAAGCACA